GGGTTAATTTGTCTAGTTAAGCGATCCCTATAGGCGGCTTTAAAGATTTCTTCAGTTGAATTCAATATTGTCGTGGTATATAAATGTTCATTATTAATAACCTCTGGTGGTAATGAAAATCTAAAACCAAATGATTGATTTAATCTTCTTGCATTTATAACATCTTCTTGTGCCAGGTCGCCGTTAATCATTCTACTTGACAGTGGCCTATTTGATGTGCCATTAACGGTCGTGTCCATATTAGCCGTTCCATAAGAAGGATCAACGACTCCGCCAAATCTTCTATGATCATCATTTGCCACACGGTTAAATCCACCCAAATCATTAATTTCTTCATGAACATTATTATCTAGGGGGCGACCATAAACAATATTATGAACTGAATCGCGTTCTATTTGTGGATATAAAATAGCATCAACGTTTCTATCGGGTTCATTAAGACGCCCTTCACGGGGGTTATAGGCCACATCCGTTCCTATAACATAAGGAGAAGCCGATGAACCATGATTGTTTTGAATGTTTGTAACTGGTTGCTCTTGTTGTTCACGGGGATCAACCATAGGGTCTTGCATAGGTTCACGTTGTAACACTGGAGTGGTCCTCTGTCTAATACTATTATTAAGGACTTCTTCCATTAATCTTCGTCTTTCAGCTTGATGGTTTTGATTTTGTTCAGCTTCACGTATAGTTTGTTCACCTTCACGTATGGTTCGCTCACCTGGAATATAATGAACATAATCAGGTGGTCTATCGCCCCTATTCAATGAACTAATTTTATTAATTTTATTTCGCCCAGTTTTTCTTTCGAATATATCCATGCATTTAGCATCGAGGGTAACATTTTCTTCTTTTAACAATTTATCGACATAAGATAAGTCGTTGCTTAACAAATCGCACATTCTCATGCCGTTATATTTACCGAACCACATCCTGTCATTAAGTCTTATCTTTTTCATTTTATATAAATTACGATTTTATGCAAATATAAAAAAATTAATAGAATTAAAAAAATTTTTTAATTCCGTTTTTATCAATATTTTCAAAATTCTTTTTAACTTTTTTCTGTATTAATTCTCTTCCTTTTTTTATTTGTGATTTTATAGTTGACAAATTCGTTGTAGTTGTATATACACAAACACAAGAAGTGTCAGTTGAATCGACTGTAAATAGATCATTTAATTTTCTATCCCAAATAATATCTTCTCTATTTATTTTAAGATTACAATTAGGCGAAATTGATGTTTTAAAAACGAATTTACCATCTTCTGATTCAAAATGAAGATTTATGTCTTTACGACCATTGTTATCAATAGACAGTTGAAAAAAATCTTCTGGGTTGATTAATGTTATTTTTTGTTCAGATAATTCAAATTTTGATTCTTTTTTAATAGAATCGGCAATATCTTTATAAGCCATATGATTCAATTCCCTCATTATCATTACTTTTTTATATTTTTCAGGAAGATTATCAATGACATTATATACAATTTCCACTTTCTTTTTATTTTCTTCTTCTATTTCTAGTGAATTAGAATTATCAGCGGGCAATAAATTAATTATATTAGGCGCATCAGTTGTATCCCTTTCTAATGAAATGAAATGATATTTATGAGTATCTTTCCATTCCTTTATGACCAAATTAATGGCAATTTTAGTCAACCAAGTTTTGAATAAACTTTTATCTTTATTATACGTTTCTATTTTTTCCAACGATTGCATAAAAGCTTGATTGGCGAAATCTTCAGCCTTATCAATATCTTTAGTATATCCATTAGAAATATATCTTATTAAAGATGGTTTATGTTCATTATAATATTTTTCAAAATCTACACCTGTTATATCTTTAAAAGCCTTTTCGTATTTGTTCATAAATTTTTTTTTATTATTTTTTATTGATTATTTGTCAAAGACAGTAATATATTCAATTGGGTTGTTTTATCTTCAATAACTTCGTTTAACGTTTTAACTATAAATGTTCTATTTATTTCGTCAAACATCCATGCGTGGATGTTCGTATTTAAACACACAAAAGACCACCCTTCTTTAATCTTAATTAAATCTTCAGGGTAATCTTTTAATTCATAAAAATCACTAAAATGTGTTATAGTAGCGTCATTTATTTTTTCAATATAAATTATATGACAAAATGGCGTCTGTCCTGAAAAATTTCCTAACAATTCAGGATTTACGTCTTTTAATCTATATTCTTTTTTAAAAAATGACAAAAAGTCTAAACGTTTGTCATGTTCTAAGCAATCTTGCTCATTGTCAAATACTGTGCCGTCATTTGATATAAAAGTATCAACCACGCATTCTTCTTCTATTGTTTTGATAATTATTTTTTTAGTTGTAATTTTTTTCATTTTAAAAGACTTAAGTTTAATATTTCGAAATTGAATATAATAGGATTTATCGCATTTTAATTATGCAAATATAAAATATTTTTCTTTAAAATTAAAATAAAAATTAAAAATTGTTATTTTAATTTAATATATAGTGTTAAACAAAATAAAGCATATGGATAATATTGTAAAATTTAAAGACTTTGATGAAATGAGTGCGGTTTTTATTAAAACCCACGATAAACTAATAAAAGAAAATGATATTAATTTTATATCTATAAAAAATAGTAAAATTCCACTTATTATATTATATCAAATAATATACACATTGTTTTATAACGAGGGTATAACTATAACAAATGAAGATGTTGTTATCCTGACTTTATTTATAATAGGCGTCATGTCAAGGGAAGATAGTAGGGTTACAAATATTTTATACAAAATGTGTGAAAAAAATAAAACAGATAAATATTTTTTCATTATGAAAAATGTAATTTTAAGTATTAAAAATTTATTAAATATAATAAATAAAAGAGATAATGTTGTTATAGTGAATATAGAATATGGTTTAAAAAATGAGAACAGTATAGTTTTATTAAATATTATTTATTCATATTTAAAAAATAATAAGGTTGAATTAAAAGACTTTTCTTCTTGGTTTATTTCAAATATGAGAAATACTTCATCTAAAGATTTAATTAATTATATTAACGTAAATTTTTAAAACTTTCGTAACTAAACAAATTTCAATTATATGGATATATATCACATATGATTAATTTTTATAAAGAATATATTGAACCAAAAGAAATAGTTAAAGATATAAATTTTATATTTAATGAATTATCAAATTTAATAAAAAATGAAATATTTGCAAAATTTCTTTATCATAAAAGAAAAAATAATGATAAAAATATTTTCGTCATTAAAAATTATTTATCTAAATATGATAAAACTAGATTAAGATTTAAAAATGACACAATTACAATAAAATTTATAACAGTAGAATCTGATTTAAAATCGCATATTAAAGATAAAAGTGTAAATATATCAGATTTGATTTTAAATAAAAATAGAATAGATAGATTGAATATAGATTTAGAAATACCTTTAAGTTTAGATGAACTAAATAATAAAATGATATATTCCAACAATATTATTTTTCCAGATCTTCGTAAAAAAATTAATTTTATTAATGATTTTTATGTTGACAATTATAGAAAGGCTGAAGAAAAAAAATTTAGAAGCATTTATAATAAAATTTCGATGATTAAAATTGATCAGAATGTTTACCCGTTATGGTTTAAATTAAATTCTTTAATAATTAATAGCATAGACCCGTCTTTTGATAAAAATTTATCTAAATTAGAAGAAATTATAAAAGCCTTTGATTCTAATACTATAAATCCTATATATAAAATTATACATCAAACACAATTTTATTTAAAATATTCAGATAAAAAACAAATTAAAATTAATAAGTATATTAATACTTTAAACAAAGAATTTCAAAATAATAAAGATAATATAATATATATCTCTAATCAATTAGCTGAAGGATTCGGTCATTCCATTTCCACATATGAAGATAGTGTAAAATTTATAATAAATATTATAAATCATTTTAATTTCATATCATATAAAAGATCTGAAAAAATAAATAAATTTGTGTTTGATAATTGGGGAAGTGGTAATTAAAATATTAAGCATTTTCATCCCATAAGACTTTCAAAATTTGATATGAATCGTCGAAGAAACTTTTAGGAATTGAAATGAAATCGTCATTTGTTTTTGACCAAATTTTATAGCAACAATTTTTTTCTGAAAATTTATATTTAGCGTTTTCGTATTCGCCTTTTCCAATTTTCATATAATCTCTTAATGTTAAGAAATCTATGACGAATATAGATAATATTCTTTGATTATTCCCTTGAAAATTACTATGAGTAAAACTCACGTTATCATTAGATGATATTTGACATTCGTAAACAGTATCAATATCATTGTCACTGTTATTATTTAATATTTTTTGAGACAATACGTTAAACATAATTTTTTATTTTAATTTAAATGAATCTTATTAGTTATTAAATATACTAAAAAAATAAAAAAGTTGATAAGAAATTATCAACTTTTTGGCCCGTTTACGTCTACCACATTGTTTTTTTTAACAAAAAACAAAGAAAAAATATCTTAGTGTTTAACTTTATATATAATAAATTATATTTTGTTTATTTTTTTTAATCATCGCTCCAATCTTCTTCGCCAAGAGGATCGACGTCTGATATTATAATTTTAGGTTTAGTAAATGTAAATTCTAAATTATCTAACTCACCATGCATTGGATATATATGTAATACCTTATCAGCTTGTATAAAAATAACAATGGAATCTTTTTCGATATTAATACCTCTATAACCACCTATTGAAATTTCCCTATTTCCTTTTGTTCCAAAAATAATAACAGGTTCATTTTTAGAATTCAATTTAAATTCAAATTCTGTATTATGAACTTTAACATTATATCCTTTATTGATGAAAGAATTTATTTTATTGGCTATATTTTCAACGTTCCTATTACTTAATTTATATAATTCTTCTAATGTTAATACAATTTTATCATTGTTATTATCATAACCTTTTGGTGGGGGTAGCATTAATAAATTGGTTTGTTCGAATAATTTAAAATTTTTTAACATATAATCTATATATTAATTTTTAATTTTATTTTTTTACAAAGTTACTCTTTTTAATTTTATATTAAAAATGTTTTTATTTTTTTTAATTTTTTCATTTGAGTTTTTTGGAAATCTTTCAAATAATCTTTTGGGAAATCATTATTACGAACAACTAAATATTCAAGATTAATAAGATTTTCTATTCCATTTAAATTTGTTAAATTATTAGATGAACAATGCAATAGTTTAAGATTACTAAGATTTTCTATTCCTTCTAAACTTATTAAATTGTTTCTATAACAATACAATTCTTGAAGATTAATAAGATTTTTTATACCGCCTAAATTCGTTAAATTATTAAGCGAACAATCTAATCTTAGAAGATTAACAAGATTTTCTATTCCTTCTAAACTTGTTAAATTGTTAGAACGACAAAATAAATCTGTTATCTGGTCATAGGGTTTACCTTGTCTTTTAGCTATTTTGAGAACAGGTGTTAAAACTTCATCATCCCAATTTTCTTCGCCATAAGGATCAACTTCATCACTAGAATAGACTATATTATTCTCTTTTAAATATTGTTTATATTCTTTTATCATATACTTAAATTTATATTTTTATCTTTACAATATTCTTTTAAATATTGTTTATAATCATCAGAAAAATTATTATAAAAACAAATTAATTCTGTAAGATTGGTAAGATTTTCTATACCATCTAAACTTGTTAAATTATTATAAGAACAATTTAATTTTTTAAGATTAATAAGATTTTCTATGCCTTTTAAATTCTTTAAATTGCTATTTCGACAAAATAATTCTTTAAGATTAATTAAATTTTCTATTCTTTCTAAATTTGTTAGATTATTTTTCGAACAATATAATTTTTCAAGTTTTTTAAGATTTTCTATTCCTTCTAAGGCTGTTAAATTGTTACTAGAACAATATAATTCTTTAAGATTAATAAGATTTTCTATTCCTTCTAAATTTGTTAAATTATTACCCCAACAAATTAAAGTCCTAAGATTACTAAGATTTTCTATTCCTTCTAAACTAATTAAATGTTTATTAGAACACACAAAATATGTTATTTGTTCATAAGGCTTACCGAGCCTTTTAGCTATCCTAAGAATTGGTGTTAAATCATCATCATCCCAATATTCTTCACCCAAAGGATCAACATCGTTTGAATCAATTACAGGATAATTTACAATTCGTTTCTTGAACGGATTTCGAAAATTAAAATTTAATTCTTCGCTTATATATTGATTATATTTTTTAATCATATGTATAATTTTATTTTTTTCTTTTTACAATATTCTTTTAAATATTGTTTATAATCATCTGAAAAATTATTATCAGAACAAATTAATTCTTCAAGATGAGTAAGATTTTCAATTCCTTCTAAACTTGTTAAATTATTATATCTACAATTTAAATGGTTAAGTTTAACAAGATTTCCTATTCCTTCGAAATTAGTTAAATAATTATGTGAACAACGTAACATTTTAAGATTACTAAGATTTTTAACTTCTTTTAAAATAGTTAAATTATTATTTTCACAATATATTTCTTTAAGATTTTTAAGATTTTCTATTCCTTCTAAATTAATTAACTTGTTGTTCCAACAACATAAACATTCAAGTTTAATGAGTTTTTCTATTCCTTCCAATGTCTTTAAATCACCATTGTTACAAAACAATTCTTTTATTTTTTCATAAAGTCCTTGTTTTTTAGCTATTCTAAGAACAGGTGTTAAATCGTCATCATCCCAATTTTCTTCACCCAAAGGATCAACATCGTTTGGATCTATTTCAGGATAATTTTTAATCTTCTTTTTGAATAAATTTTTTAAATTGAAATTTAATTCTTCGCTTATATATTGGTTATATTTTTTAATCATATGACAATTGTATTTTTTCATTTTCACAATATTCTATTAAATATTGTTCATATTCATTAGAAAAATTATTATTTTTACAATGTAAAAATCGTAAATTACGAAGATTTTCTATCCCCTCTAAACTCTTTAAATTATTATTTTTACAATCTAATATTTTAAGATTAATAAGATTTTCTATTCCTTCTAAACTAGTTAAATTGTTATTATAACAATATAATTCTTTAAGATTAATAAGATTTTCTATTCCTTCTAAGCTTGTTAAATTGTTGCCATTACACAATAATTTTTTAAGATTAATAAGATTTTCTATACCATCTAAACTTGTTAAATTGTTGCCATCACACAATAATCTTTCAAGATTAATGAGATTTTCTATACCATCTAAACTTGTTAAATTATTAAAAGAATAATCTAATTTTTCAAGATTAATAAGATTTTCTAACCCTTTTAAGTCTGTTAGATTATTTTTAGCACAAAATAAATATTTAAGATTAATTAAATTTTCTATTCCTTCTAAATTCATTAAACCTCGATTAACACAATATAATTCTGTTATCTGAACATATGGTTTACCTTGTCTTTTAGCTACCCTAAGAACCGGGGTTAATTCATCTTCTTCCCAAATTTCTTCACCATAAGGATCAATTTCATCGTTTGAATAAACTATATTATTCTCTTTTAAAAAATGTTTGTATTTTTTCACCATGCGTATAATCTTATTTTTTTATTTCGACAATATTTAATTAAATATTGTTCATATTCATGGGGGTATTTATTTTCATAACAACGTAAGTCTTTAAGATTAATAAGATTTTCTATTCCATCTAAGCTTTTTAAATTATTATTAGGACATGCAAAATATTTAAGATTAATAAGATTTTCTATTCCATTTAAATTTCTTAATTTATTTTCACCGCAATATAAATTTTTAAGATTGACTAAATTTTCTACGCCTTCTAAACTTGTTAAATTATTAACATGACAATATAAATGTTCAAGATTAATAAGATTTTCTATTCCCTTTAAATTTCTTAATTTGTTTTCATAACAGCGTAATTCGTTAAGATTAATAAGCTTTTCTATGCCTTCTAAACTATTTAAATCTTTATTGTGACAATCTAAATATGTTATTTGGTCATAAGGCAAACCTTGTTTTCTAGCCACCCTAAGAACAGGGGTTAATTCACCATCATCCCAATCCTCTTCCCCATAAGGATCAACTTCGTCACTTGAATAAACTATATTATTCTCTTTTATATATTCATTATATTTTTTAATTATCATAAGACAATTGTATTTTTTTCTTTTTACAATATTTTCTTAAATATTGTTCATATTCTTCTGAAAAATTATTGTAGCTACAACTCAATTCTTTAAGATTACTAAGATTTTCTATTCCTTTTAAGCTTGTTAATTTGTTACCTTGACATTCTAAAAGTTCAAGATTAGTTAGACTTTCTAATCCTTCTAAACTTGTTAAATTATTATTCCAACAATTGAAAAATTTAAGATTAATAAGATTTTCTATTCCTTCTAAATTTGTTAAATTATTATTCGGACAATTTAAACTATTTAGATTAATAAGATTTTCTATGCCATTTAAATTTGTTAAATTATTATTATCGCAATCTAAAGATTTAAGATCGATAAGATTTTCTATTCCTTCTAAACTTGTTAAATTGTTACTGTGACAATATAACATTTGAAGATTAATAAGATTTTCTATACCATCTAAATTAGTTAATTCTATGTCGCTACAATCTAAACTTGTTATTTTTTCATAAGGTTGACTTTGTTTTTTAGCTATTATGAGAACAGGTGGTAAATTTTCACCATCTAAATGGTCGACATCGTTTGAATCCATTTCAGGATAATTTTTAATATTCTTTTTGTTCGGATTTCTAAAATTTAATTCTTCATTTATACATTCATTGCATTTTTTCATCATATGTTTATTTTTTTTATTATATGTTTATTTTTTTTTTAATCATATGTTTATTTTTTTTAAAATTTTCCAATTTCTTCTTTGAATTTATTAACGTCTTTATTTTGTATTGTAGCAATTGAATCTCTTACTTTAGCTAACATGGTATTATCTGTTATATTTACAATATTTCTTAATAATTTAGCCAAATTTTGTGTATTGCCAGTAGCTTTTGAATTTTTAGAAATTTCATCAAAAGGATCTGAACTACCACCACCTTTATTAGCGATAGGCGGTTTGGCTTCTTTCATTTTTTTTAAACAAACTTGATAAACATTAGCATCGCTCCATTTATTTATAGCTTCTTTAAAAGTTGCTATATTGCCAGTCGGTGCAGCACTTGATGTGTCCCCAGATGTAGTCGTTCCTGTTGTTGACCCAGTTACTGATATCCCTGTTGTTGACCCAGTTACTGGTGATCCAGCTGGTGCTGCTTGTTCAATTACATTTATATCAGTGCTATCAGTTAAATATTTTTGAAAAGCCGCTTCATCTGTATAAGACTTTGTTGTTTTATTTATATTTATAAGTACCTCATTTACAATATTAAATATATTTTTACGAAAATCTTCAGCGCTATTTGCATCAAACATTTTATCAACAGGTGTACCATTAAACAAATTTGTAGGGTTTATTTGCGTATATTGATATTTATTAGCCATTACTTGTAATGAAACAAATACTGATTCCATACTATCTGCAATAGCTTTTCTAATACCTAAAGGTCCCGTTGAAGCGGCGAATAATTCATCCATTCTTTTCATACTAATATTAACAGATTCTTCAAAACTTTTAACAGAATCCTGCCAACTTTTAGATGAATCTATTTTCTTTGTAAAATTATTAACAGCATCAGCTAATGTTTTATCCATTTTGGCAAACAGTCTACCAAATAAACTTTTAACAGCATCCCATAACAATTCTTCATTTAAAATGAATTCATTGTTTCCATATGATTTTTCAATTAGAAAATCATTTTTGAAATTTTTATAATTTCTTAAATTTTTAAGTTCCATAATAATGTGTTTTTTTTATTATATATTAATATTTTTAAACGATTTTAACAAAAGAAGTAACTCATTTTTTATATATAAAAATAAAAAGAATTTATATTATATGGATACAGTGAATTCATTCGCAACATTAGCTGAAAAAATTACAATATTAAATAAAAATTGTGTAGAAATTTTAACAAAAGTAAATGATCTTGTAGCTAGTGAACAAGATAGTGTTAATATTATTTATGACGATAACGGCGCAATAAACTCATTTTCCCAACCAACGGTGGGCTATCTTAAAAATCAAATAGATGGGCTTAATCAAAATATGAAAAGATTATCATCAATAGATGGTTACACTTACGTTAGAGATGGGCTATCTTATAAAAGAATAATGACATCTGATTTAAACAGAGAACCTGTTCCAATGAATGAAATTTCGCAAGTTAAAACTTTTACCCCTGTCAACAATCATTTTTTTGAATCATTAATGAATCCAATGTTAGCTGTCACTATCGATTTAACAGACAAAGTCGAACAGGTTGTTAATAAAATCGTTTCTAGGAGATACATTTTAAGATTTGAAAAAAATCCCGATGGTAGTTTAACTGAAAATGGATTGCGCTCATTTAATAGTTATGCTAGCACTTTTTTAAATAAAACCCAAATTAATATATCTGATTTTATAGCATGGTACGACAATCCATCAAATAATGGTCTTGTTGTAGATACTGTAAAACCCTATGATGAACAAATATATGATATGTCTTTGAAAACTTTAAATTATTATGGAGTATTTTCTGTAATAAAAGTTGAAATCGATGACATTAATAATAAAATGTGGTATCATTTAAATGATATTAAATATTATGGCAATGACGGTAGCATTAAAACATTATCTATAGGCGATGAATTAATAATAAATAAAATAAATTCATCATCTAGATATAAAGTAAGAGAAGTTAATACCGATTATTCCAATACTAAAATCAGATTGGAAAACATTGAAGGTTATGACCCTGTTATCGTTGGCGTTAATGTTCTTAAATATTATAGTGATATATCAAGTCAAAAAAGTGTTCAAATTAATGTCGGATTCGATGAATATGTTATCTTATTTATAAAACCAATAAATACAGACGATAATATCGTAGGTTCCTTATGGAGCAAAGGTATATCTTTTTATACCAATGACTTAGTATTAGATATTAATAATAATATTAATCTTTCTAATTATTATGTTGATGCTGTGTATGATTATGGCACACTTTTAAAAGACTTATTAAATAAAACTATACCAACAACATATGGAAGCACGCCCAATCCTGTTATTTTAACAGCTGAAAATTTTAAAGTTGTTCAGATTAATAAACATTTAACAGACGATAAAGACCAAACAACTTTATTAAAAACACACGCCAATAAATCATCAGTTAAAACAGAAATCAATCAAATAAAAACCGCAATAGAACAAAAGTCATCTAAACTTAGTTCGGGTGGATTAACATCAACTGAAAAACAAACATATTTAAATGAAATAAATAAATTAAAATCTGATTTAAATATATCAACAAATAACTTATCTTCTTTAATAACACAAATAACAGAATTGAATTCTGGAACAAATTCAAAAATTGAACCTAAATATAGGGTTAGAGGATTTTGGACAATACCTGAACCAATTGCAACTAGTAAAACTCAACCCCAACACGTAATTCAATTTAGAATACAATATCGTTACAGTTCAAAAAGTGGTAATTCTAACAATGTTCAAACTTTTAACTACGTTAAACCTAGCACAGCTACTATTTCAACAACTACCACGACTAGTGGTATAAAAGTTCAAATAAACCCTTTAACTGGCGTTAGAACAGGTGGTAATTCAGCCCTTCCTACTAATAATCAATCATTTTCTTCAGGTTCAATGGCGGCTGCAATCAGTTCAACAAATAACGAAGAAATTTCACGTATAAAAGCAGCAATAGCCGAATTGAATAGAAAATTAACAGATCCAAATTTAACTGAAATACAAAAAGCTTCTTATCAAAAAGATTTGGTCACGTTAAATAATAATTTAAAAAGATTACAAAGCGGGACAAGTTCAACTAGCACAGCAATCAATACTGGAAAAACTACACCTATAGTATCAACTGAAGTTTCAACAACAACTGAAACACCAACAAATACGCCTAATTATGCTAATTTTTCAAATTGGGTTGAACTTTTATCAGATGTTAGAAAAAGACATTGGGATGAAACTTCAAAACAATGGTATTGGAAAATTGAAGATGTATCCGATGCTGAAACACCTAATATCAATCAGATTGATATTCCAATAACACAAAATGAAAGAGTAGAAATAAGAATAAAAGCTATATCAGAAGTTGGATGGCCAGATTCTTTAATAGAATCCGATTGGAGTAATGTACTCACTGTTGATTTCCCTGACGATTTAATGAATATATTATCTGATAATGATTATATAATAAATGAAGCAAAAACAGATAAAGGTGTAGTAGAACTTGAAACGACTTTACAAAGTAAGGGTGTTAATAGACACATTGAAGATAGTTATACTATTAATCAAGAATATTTTTCACATAAAGACACTAGCATACAAGTTAGTATTAAATCTGATCAAAATGTAAGTATGAATTTATATCAATATTTAACATATTTAACTAATAAAATAACATCATTAGAACAACAAATAGCTGGTTCAAAAGGCACACTTAATGTTGCTTTATATAAAAATTCAACATTATTAAAAACAATAACAAATAATACGACCACTATTATAAATATTGAATGTGAGGATTATGCGACAGCTGTTTCTGGTAGAACTTATTATAATGATATTAATGTAATTGATGATTATATAGTATCATTTGAAAATACGAACCAAAGTGGTAATTTAGGATTTTTATCTAATCGCTTATATACAAGCGGTGGAACTAATTCTTTTTATTCCGATGGCGGCGATTTAAATAAAGTGCTTATAGTCGATCATAACAATGATCTTTATACCCAAAAAGACAATCAATTCATATGGTTTGCTGATAAAGATTCTAATGAATGGACATCAACAGGTGCGACATCAGCATCAGCAGCACCCATTTATTTAAATTCATCTGATAAGAACTTAGGAACAACAGGAACAACAGTTTGGAACGTTAAAGATATATTTGGGGCTGTGGGTTCTACAGATTTATTGTGTTCAGTTTTTCCATATTTGCCTGATGTTAATAGCTTTGTAGAAAATGGACAAGATAAAACTAAAATAATTAAACCACAAAATAAATTTAATGTAGGGATGAAATTATTTTTCAAATTAGACGGTTTACATGATACATCAACACCAACTTTATCGACATATATTACACCTAGTTCAAATAACAATGTTACAAAAAATAGGAAGATAAAAATTTGGTTTGAAACAAATAATAATACAAATTTCCAATTTGTTATCAATTTTAACATAAAAAGATTTAGAAATTTTATGAAACCTAAAGTTGATCCAACTGAAGAACCTTTAAATATTGGGGGGTCGTCCAAATTTTCAACTGAATAAAAATTAAAATAATATTAATGATAAATAAAAGTTTTCATTTACTTAGAACGAATCCATTATTAACAACAAACTTTAAAGTGGTTGTCACTTCTGATTATAATTTATATTTGGAAAGTTTTAACACTAATAATGAATTGAGCAATGTTAAATTCAAGCATTTCAAAATGCAAAAAACTGATTTTTTAGAAAATAAAATTCCTTATTTTTATAAAAATTTACCAATAGAATTAGCATTTGACGTCAAATATGACAATGATAATAATGTTGCCCAAACGGATTATAATAAACAATTTGACACTACATATTTCACAGGTGCTGGCTATGTCGAAGACCAATGGTATGAAGAAGAATTTGACTATTTCGCACCTTTATACATTAGAAAAGATAATTTACCAACTGGCTTTATCATTTTAAGAGTTGATAACCCGTCGAGTTATAATTCTAATATTAATAATAATTATGAATTGAATTCTGTTACCGCTAATAATTTTCATGAAATTATAGATAGTTGGAAATGTGTTAAATATTTTGATATGAAATATGAATCCAATCTAGGTGAGTGGTTATATAACAATTATGCAAATAATGATAGATTCCCTAAAAGCGCTTTCGATTATCACGCCGAAAGAGCTGAATTTTCTAATTGGTATGGGATTGATTATTCAACTGGTGTTTATACTAATAAACCATTATTCATGGACGATAGAAACGAAATAGAAACCCCTCACTTTAAATGGGAAAAATATATAACAGAAGGTTATAAAAGAAGTGGATTAATATATCCGTATATTTTAAATTTAAAATTTTTATTCGATGATACCCCAGCGACACCTTCTTCGTTGAGAAAATATTCGATGAATCGTTATTATGGATTTTATCTTGAAAATTTAGAATATGTTGGTTCTATCACATCATATAGAACACCTGAACTTATTGATACATATTTAGTAAATAATATAATTGTTTCTGGTAATACAGGTATGACAGATGATAATTATTGCAAATTGGATTATTATGGAATACCGTCATTAAGTCCTTTTAAAGAAAAATGGGATGATACAAAAGAATATTACGTTTTTGTGGATAACACGACTGTTTTCGATAGAATTAAAACAATATCAGGGTTTTATCAAGTCCAAAGACATGAACAGAACGGTCAATGGATATATAAAATCATCAGTGATGATATTTTAGATGAATATTGGAATACTGGAAATACATATATCAAAACAGTAGATATAAATTATAATAACAATTATAACATATTATCAGGATTCACTAACGATTTTTTCATTGATAAATACGTTGATTGCGAACAAAATAATAAATTTATGTATGGGGATTTATATTTAATAAATATAGATAATAAATATCATGTTATTAAATATAGTTCTGGTTCAACTTTACAAAATGAATTAACAATAAATCCGATAACAGGAGATTTCGATGATTATAAATATTATATTCAAACAGATTATGCCATAAACTTAAACCAAGAATATTTAGAATATTGGATCCTTGGTAAAAATTCCGAATATTATAATAATATTCCAGTTAAAACTGCGGGTTCACCGCCTTTAACTTTCCCAATATATAGGGTCAAATTTTCTGATATTAAAGATTTTGATTTTGATAGAGTCGATACCCAATATTCTGATTTTGATTATGAAAAAACTGAATATATAAATACTGATGAAGAAAAATTATTTGCATATGATTGGAACGATGAAAGTTTACCACCAGATAAAAGAATAGGTAAAAGTGGTTATTCAGGACAATTTGAAATTAGTTCAATTTCATCAGAATATATAGCTGACGATGAATTATATGAAGTGTTCGATAAAAGTCAACAATCATCTTCTAATTTAAATACAGGCGAAGATAAAATTTATGAACTAAATGACATTTGGCGAAAAAATCAATCTATTGTTAAATGGGGGTTTATGGGTTCTATAAGTCATAGTGATTATCCTTATAAGTTAAATAATAATTATGAAGTCGGTGGACCATATAATAGAACTTGTGACCCTTTTTATACTATACCTGATGCTGTTTCAAAAAATATGGATTATTTTTATCGTCTAGGGAATTTTTATAATTCAACTAATCCAGTTTCAACCCAAAATGTTTATTATAAAAACCAAACAACTAATATACAATGGGATTTTATAACAGGTTCAGGCACAGATGGAACAGGATTTGACATAGAAGCTTATTTTGGCGGCAAAGATGGTAAAATTATGTTTGATTATTTCACATTTTTCTTTAAAAACAAAATGTATTATGAAAATAATTCAGAACCAAATATCCGAACATATGATAAATATTCAGTTTTTAATAACGGTGATCAAAATTCACCTTCAATAACTTTATTTAAAGGTTTAAAAGTTAAAATTAAAAATGTTAAAAATATCTATACTAACGAAGATAATAAAATAACAAAAATTTTATATGGCGATAAAACATATAATAATTATAAATTATCTATTATATTTAATGAAAATTATAATGGCGCCAATTCTGGTATAATAAATAATAATAATTATATAGATACAAACGATAATATAATCAATATCATATTAAATGAAAAATTTGAAAATATATTAATTATCATCAACGCTAAAATAACGAACACCGAAAATGACAATGATTTTTTAAACGATTTAAATACTTTTAACGAAAAAGACGGATTATATTATGGTTTAAAAAAAGATGGGTCTATTTTAACTGGATATAATCCCAATTTATTCACCGCCCAAAATTTTATTAATTCTTTAAACGATTACACAAACGGTCACGGTTTAACTGTTAAATATTATTATATAAAAGAAGACGGTGGTGTAATGTATAGGGGAACTTCTTTATTAACCAATTCTGATAGCACCTCCCCTAACTTCTCGCCTAGTAGTGAATATACACCAATGACAAATATACCAAATTGGGTATACCCCTTCACACCATTTATATTAAACATAGAAACGCCTGTTCCTATGTCTATTAATAACAATTGCTATTCAACATATCCATATTTTGTAGATAGCGTCGAAGATGATTATGTATCCACTATATTAGAATTTGATGAAACCAAAAGTTTTAAAACATTAATATATAGATTTTCAGGACCTTATGAACCCATATTTAAAAATATTAATATATTCAAAGGCGGTTCTTTTTGTTATAATAATCAAACAAAACAAGAAGAAACCCTAACTGGTTCTACTTTATCGAATTCTTCTACTTCTTTTAATATACCAGATCCTACAATTAATTTTGATTGGATTAATGTTCTAAATATTTGTGACACTTCAGATAAATATGTTGAAGTTAACGCGCCATCAACTGTTAGATATGATGTTAACAATGAAGCAGAAACCAAGTATTTAAGTATCAGGGGATTTGATTTTTCAAATATTCCATCTAATGCAACCATAAATGGCATAACAATGACAATGGTCAGAAAATCTTTTGTGAACGATGATAACAATTATGTAAGAGAACATAAAGTTTTTTTAGCTAAAAATTGTTATGAATCCAATCCTGATTTTTTCTCTAAAAATATGGCTCAAATTACAGCTGACTACACATTCGATCAAACTAAATGGTCAACTGAATTAACTGCGGTACCTTATGGCAGTGATACTGATACTTGGGGAGATATTTCATCCTCGCCCAATGGATGGTCAGGTTCAACATTATTAGGAAGTGATTTGTCCAATCCTTTATTTGGTGTTATTATTAAAGTAATTGTTAAAAATTTAAAAAATGGAAATGTTATATTACCACAAATTAAATGTGTTAATATTAAAGTTAAATACACATATACTGGAATAACATATACCCACGATAGTTCTGCTGCATATTTTGATCACAACTATAAATTTGATACAAATCTAACAAATTTCGGAAAAATAGATGAATTAATATATTCAAAAGTAAATGAGAACATTGATGTTTTAAGATATTCACCTGAAAAATATCATATTTATCCAACAATAGATAATTATGGTTATGCTTATTCTGATAGATTTATATTTAAATCATCATGGGATAAAGAATTTTTTATAAAAACAGAATCTACTTTAAAAGAATCATCGGGAATAAACGAATAGTTAAATTACTATTCGTTTATTCAATATCCGTTAATTGATATAATGATATTTTATTTTTTATAGCATAATTTAAATTATCAACATTTTTAAGAGTATCTCTTAAAAATTCGATATGAACGTCAAGATTATCCTTTTTATTGTCTAGGGAAGCTATATCCCATTCTATTAATTTTGTTCTTTCAGATGAATTTGTAGCGTATGGCGCCATAGCACCAGCATAATATTCAAATCTTTGTTTTTTATACATTTTAATCTTAGGCATCAATTTAAATAATTGATAAGACATAGTTTTTATCTGTTCTGTTAATTGTTGCCTAATACTGATCACTTCAGCTTGTAATACAACAACATCTTTAACACTACAATTTAATTTTTTTGATAATTGTTCAATAGAACTGTTCCAAAAATCTTCACTATCCTTAAGTTTATTTAATAATTTATCTATACCATCTTTACTTTCTTCTTCTATTTCAGCCATGCTTTTTTTATTTTTTTATATAATTTTTGACAGTTATTGTTTATATTTTTTTATATGATATAGTATAATAATAATCAAATTTATATTGTCTATAATCTTTAATTTGATTGAATATAATTTTAACCGTGTCTAAATTATTTAAATAATCAGATGTTATAATATTAATATTTTTTATCCTGTTTGTTTCATTAAAAACACCTTTATTAAAATTGGGTCCTTTTAATACTTGTTTGGTATAGATTGTCGATTCGGTCGAAACATTAAAATATGACGCATAAAATGAAATGTCATAAATATTGTATCTATTTAATAAATTAATATCAATGTAATTATTAATATAGGTATTAATATTTCTTTCTATTAAATCTTCACTTTTTATAGTCTTAAAAACACGACTTTCTTTTAATCTTAAAAATAAATATTCTCTTAATATGTTTTTAGCATTAATCATGAATATCCATTCAAAATTCTGATTTTTAGAATCCAATTTAGGATCATTTTGAGTATATATATCAATTGAATGATTTTCATATTTAACATCATCTAAACTTTTTAATATAATGCTTTCAGGTTGTAATATATTATTATCATAATTTTGAAAATGATCATTTTTTATATTAATTTTATCAACTACTTCAGAATATTGAATAGAAGTATTATTTACATATATAATATCTTCAATATCTATTAATTTACCACCAAAAAAACTTTTAACTTCAAGTGAAGATTTAACACCTTTAGTTTTAGAAGTATCGTACTTTCTTATCATTAAATTATTTTTCATAATTATATATATTAAAAAATTAAACACTAAATTAAAAAATCAATATATATTTTTATGAAATTTAAATTAAACGAAGATAATTCTAAATTAATATTATTAGAAGCCGATAAAGATGAATATTCTCAACTTAAACTAAGTCTGAGTAAATATGTTAAAAATTATTTTTTCCAAGCTAAATATAAAATGACAAAATGGGATGGAAAAATTGAATTTTTAAACATTAATGAAATAAATTTCGGCCTATGGCACGAAGTGTATAAAGTTTGTAAAGAATATAACATGCCATTTGAAATAGTCAATAAAGAACAATTTCCTATTGATAAATCTATTGATAAAAATACAGTTGAAAGTTTTATTAACGATTTTTTAAAAGATCACAAAGATGAAAAAGACCCTACTAAAAGTTTTTCAGCACATAACCACCAAATCGAAGCCGTCTATAAAATTTTAAAACATAAATTCGGATTAATAGAAGTGGCTACATCAGGTGGAAAATCTTTAATATTTAGCCTTTTATCTTTTTATTATTTAAAAAATATAAACCCCGATGCTAAAATACTATTAATAGTCCCAGGCATCGGTTTAGTGACACAATTTTATAATGAAATACATAATTACAATAGAGGATTTCACGAAGAAAATAAAGCCCCATTAGACCTTAGAATCGATGAAATAATGAGCGATAAACCAAGAAAACATTTTGGAGGCGAACCTAATATTTATATCGGGGTTTTTAATAGTTTATTAAATTGGCCCCCTGAATTTTTCAAACAATTTGATATTGTCTCTGTAGATGAAGCACATATGATGAAAGCTAAATCATTAATAGAAATTATGAATAGAACATTCAGCACATCTAAAATACGATTTGGTATGAGTGGTTCTTATCCAGCTGATAGTTCTGCTGAATTATTCACAATAGAATCTTTAACAGGACCAAAATTAATTAATATTAAAGCCAAAGATTTAATGGAAAAAAATATAATATCTAAAGTAAAAATAAATGGATTAATATTAAATCATAACGATTTATCTTTTGCTGAAAATGTTTTTGTTATAAAAAAAGGTGGAAACGGTAAAAAGGCGTGGGAACTTGAAAAAAATTATTCCCAATTATCTTTGCCTAGAAAAGTTTTTTTAGGAAAATTAGTAAGCAAGTTTAAACAAAATTCTATATTATTATTCCAAAATATAACATATGGCACAGAGTTATATAATTACTTAAGAGATAATATACAAAATAAAGATTTTTATTATATTGATGGCTTCACATCAAAAGATAAAAGGGAAATAATTAGAAAAGAATTAGAAAAAACTGACGGTAATGTTAAAATATTAGTGGGTTCATTCGGCACGATGAGCACGGGTATAAATATAAAAGCTGTAGTTAATATGGTTTTATGCGATTCATTTCGTTCAGATAGAATAATAAAACAATCCATTGGTAGAGCACTCCGTCTTCATAAAGATAAAGAAAAAGCTATAATTTTTGATATAGTCGACCAATTCCACCCTAAATATAAAGGGACATTATATAATCACTTTCAAAGTAGGAAAAATGATATTTATATTCCGCAACAATATCCATATGAAGAAATGAAATTTAACATTTAATTAATAATTAAATAATGTTATCTTAATTGATTTTTAACACTTTTTATGTATTTTTATTATATATAAACTAAAAAAAAATTATGAAATATTTATTTATCGTTTTAATGTTAAATTTATTTACAGTTGAACAACCTGTTAAAAACGAAATGACACAAAAAAAATCCACAATAACTATTGTAGATTTAAAATCAAATGAAAAACTCAGTGGGGTGTATAACATCTATTCAAAAGAATATTCCGATTTAGACGGTAATATGATTCTAACAAACAATGATTCGGTTTTTTTAAAATTCATTTCATATAAAGAAATTAAATTTAAAGTAACTGGCGATACTACAATCAAAATGAACGCTATTAATCACGAAGATTAATAGCGTTCATTATTTTAAACAAATGTCAGTTCATTAGTATTAATGTCCCATTCCACAGTCAAAGGCTTATTAGCGTAAAAATAATCTTCATTAAAGTTAGCTGCATTTATATAATGAGTAAAATTATCATAAGCATAACCATAACCATCATGAATATGACCAAAGGCGTGAATCTTAGGTTTAACAGTTTTAAGCCTTTTAGCTAAAAGTTCACAACCCAATTTACCTACATATGTTAAAGTATCTAAACGACCATATGGGGGTCCGTGTGTGATTAAAATATCAGTATCAGTTGGAATTTTCATCCAAACATCATTTAACAGTTCACCATTTTTTGGCAAATTAAATGCCCAATTATTAAACTCAGGCTGCCAAGGTGTCCCATATATTTTAACGGGGTTACCATAAATGTCATTTACAATGACAAAATTATCTTGAAGATAAGTTATAGTTTCAAATTCATTCTTGATAACTTCCACTATACCAGGGTTATCCTGGAAAGCGAAATCATGATTACCTGCTATAAATATTTTATTATCATAAAACCTCAATTGGTTATACCAATCGCAGAATTCAAGAACTTCATGGTTTTCACCCCTTCCAGTCATGTCACCCGAACAAATGATTAAATCACCTCCAGGTAAATCTTTTCCGATTTTTTTATATGCGTTATGCATATCCGAAATAAATGTAATTTTCATAGTACAAATTTACGATTTTTTTTATAATTAAAAAAATTAATTTTAATTGGCTATATATTGTTATATATATAAGAACATGTCTTATATATATTTAATGGAATCCATAAGAGATTATGATGTTATTTATAAAATAGGTTATTCTTCAAAACCAACACAAAGGTTAAAAACTATACAAACTGGCAATGATGGTGATGTTAAAATATTAGAAACCTTTGAAACAAAGCATGGTAGAAAATTAGAAACTTCTATGCATAATTTTTTTTCACATAAACGTAAAAATAAAGAATGGTTCAATTTAGATTTGAATGATATTATACAATTTATACCGATGTGTAAACAAATAGAAAACAATTTAGATTATCTTAATAATTTTAAATATTAACATCAAACCGCAGAAATTGAAGATTTGGTCAGATTAATGGTTTTTTTCAAATCATCATTACTCATAATCATTTTAAAATAATCATCTTTATTCTGAACATTTTGTAAAGACCAATCGTTACCAGCATTAGAAGTTCTATAAATATAATTTTTATCACCTTTTTTTATTTCTATAGTTTTGCTAGATAATTTATCATAAAAATTTCTTATATTATCATTAACTTCATACATTTTGATAGTATTCCATTTTTTAGATTCTTCGTTTTTTGTCTGTATTATTAAATATTCAGGTATAGGGTCAAGTTCAGATTCTTCTTTTTTAAAAATTAGAAAAAATTTAATATTAATAGAATCGTCTAAAAATGTTTCAATGTCTTTAGAATATTCTATATTATTTTTTTTAAGACCTTTTTTGTTTAAATTTTTTAAAAAAATTGGGTCATTATACAAAACATCAATATTATTAAAATCGTTTAGATTTACATCAAGGACATCACCCATTAAAATCTGTTCAGCGTCAATTGATTTTAATAAAACATCTGTTGTTACAGAATTTTCATTTATTTTAAAAAATTCTTTTTTTAGAAATTGTGAAAAGTTTTTTATAACCATAATATTATTTTTCTAATTTTAAATAAACTAATTTTATTAATTTTTGAATTGTTACACCACCTGTTATTGTTTTTATTCTTTCACCATTAACGTAAGCTGATTTTCCATCTTTTTGTCTATGATAATGTATTTTTAAAGCAGGCGGATCTTTATCATCATCTAAATCAAATCTTAAATATGAATTAGGCGGTTCTTTTAAAAATAAAATGGCCCTTAACCATTTATCATGGGTTTGAAAAGGTTGCTTCCATGTTATTTTCCCATCTTTGGTGTCTTTAAACAATCGTATTAATATATCAAAATCTGATTTTTCACTTTTATCATTTACTGGTGTATAATTAACATCAGTTTTTTGATTAAATTCTCTTTTTTCAAATTCTTCTTCTAAAATAAAATCATCTTCAGGTTCAGCTAAAATAGTACTACTAACAACAATTTCAACGAGACCTCTATTTTCATTATAATCATGTACAATATAAGGCTTATTTTTTTTAATATAATAATTAACACCTTTATCATTTCCTAAATAATATACAACATCACCCTTCTTAAATTTTGCAATTTTTTTTATATATTTACTATCATAATTAGGTAAATTAGAATTCGGATATTTAACGACTTTATATTTATCAAAATATTCTTTTTCGCTTATGAAATTTTTTAATATGTCTACTTCATTAATAACATTATAATTATAACCATCAGAAAAAAACATACCGTTAGGTTTTTTTATCCTATACATCGTTATACCCTTTTCCGATTTAGCCATATAAATCAACACATACGCAAAATGGTGTTCATATAAATCTCTGCTTGCGCCATTATAATAAACAATAGTAGTATCATTAAATTTAGCGTTTTTTAAATCTTCTAATTTCATATATTTTATATATTATTTTACCTTTAAATTTTTTAAAACTAAATTAGTCAATTCACTAAGTTCATGTTGATATTCTGTTATTTTTCGACATTCAATTTCTTTATTACTATTTTTTTTCATTAAAATATTCAACTGTAACACTTCACCATAATAAACTTCAGAAAATTCAACTGCGAAGTTATCATCAGTATCATCAATTGTAGATATTTCAAATTTTAAAAAAACTTTTGTTTTTTGATCTTTTGATAATGTTAAAGTTCTAGCATAAAATACGTTTTCAAAACTATCTTCATACCAATGAATCTTATTATTAGAAGTGTCTCTAATCAATCTTTCTATTATTTGAATGTCAGTCTTTTTAATTCTATCTAAGTCTCCCATGTTTTTGTACTAATTTTTGTTTTATTTATATATAAAAATAATTAAACAAAATTTAAACAAACTTCTTGATGACATGATATATTTTCAAAACCGTCAAATGTGCTAAGATCAATAATTTTACCTGATAAAAATTGTTCATTTATATATTCAGCTGAAATATTACCGTGTAAATTATTATTCCAATTTTGAACTTTATTCACAGGAACATTCATAGTAATAGACTTTTTATAACATATCATTTTAGGCATATTTAAAGGTTGACTAGCCATGTTAGATTCTAAAGGATTTGGACCATTATAATTTATATAACGTATATAATATATAATATCTTTTGTTCTAAAAAAATGAGCTTCTAAACTCATAGGATAACCATAATCCCCTGTTCGCCCCCTCCAATCAAATACATTATTTTCATCAAAAACCGGCTTAATTTGTTTTACATTAGCCGTATAACAATAAGTTAAATTAGGGTGCAACCTTAAAGATAAACATAATATATCATTATTTTTTTCAAAAATCTTAAATTCTTTATCTTCAATTGAAAAAGGTTCTTTAAAAACATCATCATCTACAAAAAATATAGTATGTTTTTTAGAAACATCTAATAAGATATTTAAATCTATCTTGAAATTTTCTTCTTTCACCCATAAAATATTTAAATCTTTATACATACCTATTAATTTCGTATACCCCTTTTCAAAAAATTCATCTGTATAAAGATATAATATTTTGATTTGAAATTTTTCTATGTCTTTAAAATATTTTTTTATAGACCTTAAAAAAAGTTCTAATTGTCCCGCTCTATTTTTAGAAAAAACTATAATATTCATATAAATCTATATATTATATAAACAATGACCAAATGTATATAATAATTTGGCCATTGTTCGTTTTAATAATTATTAACTAATTTCTGTTTAGTTTCCCTATCAATATCTTTTTCTTTTAAACTATCTTTCTTATTATATAATTTCTTCCCCCTGCACAACCCAATTTCCATTTTAATCAACCCCCTTTCATTGGTAAAAATCCTCAAAGGTATTATAGTTAATCCCCTTTCATCGTACTTCTTCTTAAATTTAATCAGTTGCTTTTTAGTTAAAAGCAATTTTCTATCACCTTTAGGATCATGTTTTTCAAGCGTAGCCTTTTCATATTCACTAATATGAAAATTCTTTAACCACAATTCATCCATTATAAAATCACAATATGAATCATTGAAGCTAATTTTACCTTCTATAATAGATTTAACCTCTGACCCCTTTAAAATCATCCCCGCCACTTCATCTTCAATTACTTCGTAATTAAAAAATGCTTTTTTATTTTTTATGTTTAATTTACTCATATAATAGTTATTTAATTAAAAACATGCAAGATTATGAATATAAATATTTACTTTTTTTTTTTACTTATTTAGCGTAGCAATATGTACAGTTATGTTTACAAGATTTAAATTTACCTATATCTGATGATATCATGCAACCACATTCTAATCTTTGACTTTTATCTTTTGTATCTTTTATCCATTTTTGTTCGCCTACTATTTTTCTAATCAGATTAGGATCTATACATCTATTATGTTCGATTCCATTAATGTTTATTCCTTCTGCGCAAGTAGCTAACTGTAGATTCCAGTTTTCATTTAATTTGATAATATTTTCAGATATATTTATTTTAGTATCTAAATCAATTTCTTTAAAATCATCGCTTAATTTTTTATAAGGATCTACGAAACTAAAAACGAGTTTTTCAGTATATGGAAATATTTGATCTCCAATATGTTTAATCCTATTTAATACTTTATTTTTATTAATATTATCATTTATAATAATAGGGTCGAATCTCCAAATAACTTTATCTTTCCCGATTAAATCGGATAATTTTTTAAAAGTTTCCAACCTATCTTTCAGGGGTGGGACGTTTAATTCATATTCTGGATAGTAATTTAAAGTATATTGAAAATAATATTGATATGGTATTAATTCTAAATATTTTATTATTGGTTCTGGGTTTTTTGTCCAAAAAACTATAAATTTCAATTTTTCAAAATTAATTTCATATTCTTTATAAAAATTATTTAATGTTATTTTACCGTTTTTTAAAACTTCTAAGAACCATTCGGGTTTAAACGCAGGAATATCTTCTCTCCTGCTAACTGAAAGTATATAAGGGGTCATAATATATTGTTTATGATTTGAATTTATAAAATTAATGTAAAAAACTATAATAAAAAAATTAATTAAAAATTAAATTTTCAACATTAGATTTATTTCTAATATCGAAAATTATTATATATGAATATATTTTCACTGTAACCGTATTAAAAATATAATTTTTATTTATAATAGCACACTTAATATTATTTTTTTTATAAATAGTTTTTTTTAAATTATCATTATAAATTAAAGTGTTTGAATTAATATTTTTAATTTTATTATTTTCTTCAATAGAAGGTTTATTAAAACCTTTAAAATTAAAAATATTGTCATCTTCATTATAATCACAAATAAATTCAGTTAAATAATTATTATGAAAAATTAAATAAATATTTTTTAAAATAATATCCGAATTCATCTCATATTCAGAAATATAATATATTTTATATTCAGAATAATTTGAATCTATTAAAATTTCAAATATTTCGATATCATTTTTACTATTTAATTTTTTAAAATTAAGGTGTTCATTTATTCCAATATATTTTATTTTGACTTTTAAATCTTTTTTTATTACATCAATTATAGAAATATTTGTTTTATTAATAACAAATAAATCTTTTTTCCAATTTATATCATTTAAATTTTGTTGATAAGATATAAATGGAATAAATACAATAAATAAAACAATTAAAATTTTTTTAAGTATCATCTGGCGGCTGGATAATGTCCTCTTTTATTTTTATATTTTTTATAATCAAACACAAAATATTCTTTAAATTTTCCATTTTTATCTTTTAAGAATTTAAATTTCCCATATCTTAAAATAGAATTTAATATAGAACCTCTTATTCTATAAGTATCAGAACCTAATAGTTTTTCACCCGCTGATATATTACTAATTCTTAAATATTCAATATCAGCGTCTGTTATTATAGGTGCAAAAATAGTAAATTTATTATCTTTAGGTATTTCTTTTAAGTTCAATCTTATTTGATAAGAATCTTTTTGCTTAGGCAATCTTCTAAGATTTATATCATTCACCCATTGTCTAATTAAATCTTCTTTATTGAAAAAATAATAACTTATATTTAAATCATTTTCTTCTCTTTCATCCACCGATTCTGTTTCTGGAAATCCTATTAAAAAATGCGTTACTTCTTGAAAAGAATCATTTAACAATCTTTCAATATTAGTTGAATCATTAGTGCCTTCTGGTATTAAACTGTTTAAAAAATTATAAAGGCTTAAACCATATAATTCCCTTTTTTTTTCTGGTGTTATATCTGGTATATTATTTATATAATTTATAACATTACTTCTTATATTACCTAAAACTGGATTTTCATTAATACTATTTAAAAATTTAACACTAATATTCATATTATCATTTATGGTTAAATCATATCTACTATTATTTGCAGTAGATATGACACCATTGAATAAACCAGCTATTAAACCTTCAAAATTATCACCTCTTATAGTTTTAGAATTTAATAAAGAAAGTAGATAGTTAAACATTCTCACCTTATTTGAAGGTTTCATGAGGTTTAAATCAGTATTTGACATTATACCTTCTGTATAAAATCTAGTTGGTAATTCAGGATCTTTTCTATATTCAAATTCTGTTCTAACTAAATTCTTTATAGTTTGAGCGGCATCTATTTTATCAATAGATATTTTGCCATAAGTATATGATAACTTTTTTATCATATCTAATACTGCTTCAGATGTTTCTACTTTTTCATTGAGATATTGTATGTATGTTGAAAAATTTTTCAAATTGAATAATTTTTTTCTTATTATATATTAAAAAAAATTATTCAATTTGAAAAAAAAAAGCGGAAGAAGAAGGTGTCGATCCCTATGCGCTCATCACGCACTGACTGTTTTCAAGACAGCACCGAAGGCCGCTTCGGTTCATCTTCCATTTATATTTCTGCGGAGAAAAGTGATCCCGACTCACAATCACATTTAATGATCCCGATGCTTTCCAGGCATGGCTAGCGCCCTGACTAGTTTTTTCTCCATTATTAAATTAGCGGAAGACAGAGTATTCGAAACTCACTCGATTAAGAGCCACTCGTTTAGCAGACGGTGCCGGTAAACCCTGACCGGTTTATCTTCCATTTTAAAATTTGCGGTGAGCGGAGATAACGATTCCCATGCGGGTTAACGCACCAGTTGTTTTCGAAACAACGCTTATCACCAAATAAGTTCACTCACCTTATAATCAACCATTTTGTTGATATTAGTGGTATCGGGATGCTTCGAGTATCCATTTGTGGATTTTCAGTCCACCACACTTACCATTTGTGTTACGATACCGTATAATTTAATTTTTTAGCTCCCCCTCTAGGACTTGAACCTAGGACATTCTGATTAACAGTCAGATGCTCTAACCAACTGAGCTAAAGGGGATTGTATTTAAATAATTTGTGATTCCACTGGGACTTGAACCCAGAACCCCCATCTTAAGAGGATGGTACTCTGCCAATTGAGTTACGGAATCATATTAATTTAGTGACCTCACTGGGACTCGAACCCAGAACTCCCACCTTAAAAGGGTGGTACTCTAACCAGTTGAGTTACGAAGTCAATGTAATATATTTGGTGACCTCACTGGGACTCGAACCCAGAACTCCCACCTTAAAAGGGTGGTACTCTACCAATTGAGTTACGAAGTCATTAAAAAAACATTTGGGAGTTTAACCAGATTCGAACTGGCGCTAAAAGTGCCACAAACTTTCGTGCTAACCGCTAACACTATAAACTCCATATATTAGCGCAGCAGAAACGAATCGAACGCTTAAGACCCTTTCAGGTTACAGTTTTGGAGACTGCTTGGCTTACCAATGCCCACTGCTACGTATTAAAAACAATGAAAATTGCTATCAGATTTGAACAGAAATTTCGCATACATTGGTAATTACTCCAATAGTTATTTTAACCGCTACCAACTTAATGGTACTATTCATTGTTATGTTTTTTATACATTTACAATTTCTCAATATTTCAATGAACTTAAAAAAACAAAACCCCGAACTTTTATGAACGGGGTTTTGTTTGTATAATGCTTTTTTTAATTATAGCACACCAATATCAACCCCGCATGTGGAAAACCACTTTGAGCTAAAAGATGAAGATTTACTATGTTTATTAAATTTTGTCATTATTGTGATTTTTTATTTGTTATGATATGATATTTTTTTCTATTTGTTTTATATATTATATAAAAAAAGTCATTTTTTTCTATTTTTATATATTTTCTATATCGTGTCGTTTAATTATGATGCAAAATTAAGACTTTTTTATTTATAAAAAAAATTATTTTTATTTTTTTTAATATTTAATAAATTTTATTTTTTCTTTAAATATTTGATGAAACAAAATTAATATTTTTTCATTTATAAAAAAAATAATTTTAATTTATTTCATTTTACAGTGAAACAAATTTAATATATAAAAGAAAAAAATAAAAATAATGCATTCTGAATCATCTTTTATATTTAGTCCGGCTTTAGGTTTAAGCACAGTTACTAATAGTGATAATAAAGGTAACATTTATGGTAGACCTCTTAGATTTTCATCAGCACCGGATGATACTGCTATTTTAGTATATAAAAAACCTTCATCATATGGGACAGAAGGCATTAAAAATTATTTAGCTGAAAATGTATATAATAATGATAATGATGAAGACCCATATATTTCATTAATTAAATATTTTAATAATGATAAATTAAAATCTTTAAAATTAAGAGCAGCTGATTTTGCATATCTTAAAGATTTAGGAGTGTATCCTGTAAATAGATTATGGATATTGAGAAGATTTCCTGATAATTGTGTAGTTCCTAATAATTTATTAGATTGGGGGTCTGTTGGGGTTGAAGCTATATCTACAGTAGTTGGATGGATAGCAGATAAAGAAGATTCTCCTATGTTATCTTTAAATTTTAGTGAAGTGTGGACAGACCAAACTGAAATGATAGATAAAGTTTTAACTGAAATGTTAAGCGCAGAATTTGGATTGAGTTTACCGTCAACTATGAGCGTACCTGGTTGGTCGCAAGGTATTTTATTTGGCATGTTAAATGCTATGAAACTCACAACAGATTTTAATGAAACTGATGTCCCTACTGGAAATCCTAATGTGTTGAGAACAGCTAAAATGAGAGAAGTTAATAGTCAAGGATTAAAATCAGAAATGAGTTTTTCATTAGAAACTTCATACGAACAAAAATATATTAATGGCATTGATCCAGGTGCAGCTATGTTAGATATTGTTACCAATTTATTAAAAATGGGAACATCTGATCAAAAATTTGTTTTATCAGATTCAGATGCTTTGAGATCTTTATTCAACCAATTAAATTCAAAACAACAAACAGTTGATGCGTGGTTCAAAATAATTGAAAAATTTATAAAAGCTTTTATAACAGGCATTACTGACTTTATTAAAAATATGAAAGCCGTTGGTGAAACAGGGGGTTCTACATCTGAAAATCAAGGCGAAACAAATGATGATCAACAAAGTGGACAAGAAAATGATAGTGGGGTACCTGCTTTACCTGACATCGGGGCAATATCAGGATTTTCTAATTTTATTAGCGGATTATCTCAATCTATATTAGCTGGCACTATTCAAAAATATAGATGGCCTTTAAAGGGTTCAATAGCTTTAATGTCTGGGATAAATACAACCCCGTGGCACTTAACAATAGGAAATCCTTATTCGCCTATTATAAATACTGGTAATATTTTAGTAAGTAATGTTGATCTTAAAATGAGTAACGATTTAGGATTCAATGATATGCCTGTTAGAATTGATGTTACAATATCGGCATCATTGGCTAGGCCATTGGGTAAACAAGAAATTGAAAAATTATTTAATAATGGGTATAAGAGAAATTATTCTCAAGCCGCTATAAATAGTATAACAGATTCTGAAGTTAGAAGTAATACATCAGCCAGTGGTGAATTGACTACAAATTATGTCTCGACTACACAAAGACAGCCTTCGAATATATTAGGATAATATTAAAAATAAAATAATAATGATAAAATGAGTTATTTATATACGTTACAAAATGTTGATAGAGAAAAAAAATTTAATAAATTATTCGATATAATAAATCCTGTTATTAAATGGGATGATTCATTGACATATTATCCATATATGGTTTTAAAAGAAGAGGAAATGAGGCCTGATATGATATGTTTTAATATTTATAATCATTTTAATTATATTGATGAAATTTTAACATGGAATAATATTATAAACCCATGGAGTATTAAAGAAGGTCAAATAATATATTATTTAGAAGAAGATTCTGTAATTAGCTTACAATTACAGAAGAAAAAAAATAGTGATGAAATTGTAAACGAATTAGTTAATTCTAATAAAGATACTAAAAAAGACCCGAATAGGGAAAGCGGAACTGGTCTTCCTCCCACTATAAAACCAGCGGGTTTAAAAGATGTGACAGTTGATTTTAACAATAAAACTATTAAAATAATGGATAAATTTAAATGATAGAAGTAATAAGCAGATCTGATAAAAATTTAAAGAAATTAGAATTTCCCTATAAAGAAACCGTAAAAGATAAAAGTGCAGCTAGTTATGCTGATGATATAGGCAAATTGCCATATATTGTATTAAATGGGGTAACTATCGAAACTAAAGACGTTTCGTCTTTTACATTATACAATGATAGGTATTTACCCGAAGTGGAAATGACCTTCATTGATCCTACTAATAAATTATGGGATTCTAGTTATCCATTAGACCAACAAATACTAAGTATTATGATTAAATCCAACGAAGAGTTGCTTATGCCCATAAGAATGGATTTTTTTGTAAATAATTTTACATCTGTAAAATCTAAATCAGGTGATTCTGATTTGAAAGAATATGAATTGTTAGCTAAATTAGATGTTCCTTATTTTATTAAAAATAATAGTTTTAAAGGAAATAGCTATGATGTTTTGAAAAAAATAGCTAAAGAAACAGAATTGGGATTCGCTTCTAATATTGAAACCACTAACGATGAAATGACATGGCTTAATAGCGGAATCGATTATGTTAGGGAAATGATCCCTGATATTGTAAAACATTCGTATATAAATGACAGTACGTTTTTATGGGCATATATAGATTTTTGGTATAATTTAAATTATGTTGATATAGAGAAACAAATGAATGTTAGTACAGTTGATGATAAGGCTTTAACAGGCAATAGTAAAATAAGTGGTTCTGAAGATGTTATTCCATTAAAACTTTCAAATCATCCTGATAATAGTTCAACTGATCAGTATTTTGATAAATTTAATTTAGTTAATGATTCAACAGAAGTTAATTATGATTTGGGGTATAATCCGCATATATATTGGTATCAGTTAAAAGAAAAAAATATAAATAACGTTTTATTAGATACTATATCAGATAAAGGGAATTCAAGTGATAAAATTGTTATGAAGGGGCAACCTGATAATAATAATTATTCAAATAATCAACAAAAAAATTATTTTTTAGGTGAAATAGATATAGACAATGTGCATAAAAATTATTTATATTCAGAAAAATCCAATGAACACAATTTAGAATTTTTACAGAAAATTAGAATGAAAGTGATTTTAAAAAAAGCGAATTTTCAATTATATAGATTTCAGATGATCAATTTATTAATATATAAATTACAAGAATTGGATTCAAGTCCTAATGTTGTAACAAAAAATGATATTGAAAAAGGTAAAGATCAAGATAAATATAAATTAAATGAACGATTGAGTGGGGATTGGTTGATTATAGGTATTAATTATACTTATACTAAGAAGTCAGGGGAACAATTTTTACAAGAAATTACCTTAGTTAAAAGGGAATTGAGTGCTGCTAAAATAGCTAAAAACGAATAATATTATAATGGAATATGCAAATATAATGAAAGGAAGAAAATACCTACCAGGGTATGACATAGACACCAATAGGGATATAATAGGCGATTTTGTTAAGACGCAAACAGTGGTTGATTATGATACTGAAAAATTTAAATATGGTGATTTTAAAGATCCATTATTCTTTTTTCAAGATCCCCTTTTCCCTATTTTTGATATTATATTAGATACTGTATCATCACCGTTGTTGATGGTAAATGGTAAAAGTTCAGTAAAAGGTTTTTTAACAGATTATTCAAATATATCATCTATTAAAACAAGACAAAAAATATACGATGATTTTTTAACCGCTTTATATTATTTATTCAATACGGATTTTTATGACATAAAAAGAAATAAAGCATATTATATTAATAGTATATCAGGTTTAGATAAAATGACAGCTAGAATTGTTGATTTTGAAAAGGACAAAATTACTATAACTATGAATGATGATATATCAATGATAGCAACATATTTAGTTCAATTATATAACAACTTATCTTATTCTTATAAAGATCAAAGATATATGATACCCGCTAATTTATTAAGATTTAATATGTATATCAAAATGCATGATATTAGAAATATGCCATTTATAGTGCCTGGTAATACTGAAATTAATTCTTTTGAAAAATCGTATCAAATATATTATTTAACTGATTGTACTTTTGATTTTAGAAAATCTAAAATGTTTGAAGAAAATATAACAGCTGGTGGATTTGACGCTTCTGTGTCGAATAAACCATCTTCTTTAACATTCGATATAACATATAAATCTATTGTAGTTGAATCGGAATTCCCATTTTTAAGAAAAACCCTAGATGGACAAAGTGGGGCTTTAAAATTAAATAATAAAAGGCAAGATCTTTTAATTAGAGACGGTGGTTATAATTCTGTGTTTTTGAATAAGACTAAATCTCTTGAAGTTTGGAATAGTGAAATTGAATCGAGTTCAAGTCCTAATATAAATAATAATGACCCTAATCCGATTGAATTTAATACTGAGGCTTTTACAAAAGCTGAAGATAATACTAAACCTTTATATGATAAAACTGCTTCTAATATTAAAAGTAGCAGCAACAGAAGTGATGATTTAAGCGGGGCGAATAGACCACATGAAAGTATTGTGAGCATTGTTGGAAGTATTCCAACGTGGAAACCAGCGAATGAAATAGAAAGTGAACAATTATCAAATGAAGATCTTAATGATTTTAGAAAAATTATGATAGAAAGCAGTGAATATTCTGATAGTGAATTTGAAAAAAATTTAATAGAATATAGGAAAATTAATATCATGAATAGTATTCGATCTTCTAATAGCGATATTAATATAAACGGTTTAGATAGAACTTGGAATTCATCAAACACATCACCTTCTACATTAGAAAGAATGAAAAGAAGTGTTTTAGGTCAAATAAACTTTGAAAACTTTTTACAAGAATTGCCATTTGATATACTTAGAATGTTTATGGGTGGCTATCACGGGTTGAATAATTCTAATCCTATAAATACAGCAAACGGTCAATCTATTAATAATTCACCAGAGCTAGTCGATGAAATAATACCTGATTCAAATATAGAATTTGGTGGTGTTTTTTATGACCCGACTAAATTGAAAAACGTGAGAATTCCAGATTCTATAATTCAACAAGGTGGGGTTTTCTCAGATCCAACTAACTTAGAAAATGAAATAATACCAGGTTCTATAATAAACTATGGTGGTGTTTTTTATGATCCGACTAACTTAGAAAATGAAATAATACCTGGTTCTATAATCCAACAAGGCGGGGTTTTTTATGATCCAACTATGTTAAATAAGGAATTTATTCCCTATTATTTAAAACCAGTTTTACCACTATCAGGTAATATTGACACTTCTTTTAATGATAAATTGCCAATCAGTGGAAGCATTGAAGGTGATTTTAATGTTAAAGATCCTATAAACTTTCATATTAACACATCGTTTGACGTTAAACCGTCATTATATGGTAATATTTCAACCTCTTTTAACACTAAACCTCCAATCAGTGGAAATATTGAAAGTGATTTTAATGTTAAAGATCCTATAAACTTTCATATTAATACATCGTTTGATGTTAAACCGCCATTAGATGGTAATATAGATACTTCATTTACTTTAAATGAACCAATTAGCGGCAGCATTGACACTAGCTTTGATCCATTAAAACCAATAAGTGGTAACATATCAACAGACTTTAAAGTTAAACCTGTTTTAAATATATCAATAGATGGTTCATTTAAAATTAAAGAATTTGAAGTTATCAAATTATATAATAATGTATATACCCAACGTGAAGTTAATTTAGGTTCATTATATATGGATATAACAAAAGAAAACATTTTACCTTTAACATATTTATTTTCAAAGGTTTCTAAATTTAATAATTTATTTAATTATTCAGTTTATAATAGTAGTTTAAGTGAACCAAAAGTATTAAATGAAATAAGTATTAATACTGATATCAAAGATATTGATGAGATGAAGATAGTTTATATAAACGGAAATGATATTATTATTGATAAAACATTAAATAATATTTATTTACACGGAAATGATATTATTATTGATAAAACATTAAATAATATTTATTTACACAATAACGCTATTAATAGTTATAATACTTTGACGGCTTATAATGTTATAAATGAAATTCCTAACAAAGAACCTTTTTATGTGATAAAATTAGATGATGATAAAATAGAAAGGACCGACTTAAATGAAATATATAAACACGATAAAGTCTATACGGCTAATAATATTTTCAATTTTAAAAAATCAGATCCCTTGATGGTTTATATTAAAAATGATGATGCTGTAATGGATGAAGATAGTTTAAATTCGGATAAAATAACAACTAGTTTTAAAGATAATAGAATCGATTTAAATATGGGTGAAATATATAATGAAGAAATTACTGAAAATTTAAAAATAAATATGGGTTCAATATATGAACCGACTGAAACTAAAAGATTAATAGAACCAATTAAGTTAGCAGGATTTGTTAAAAAGAAAGTAGTCGATTTAGATAGATTACATAGCAATAGTTCTAATAGAAAAAATGAATTTAAGCCTATATTAAAAAGAGAAAGACCTGAAGATGATATCGAAGTTAAAAAAATGAGTATCATTAGAGTCGAACAAAAAGATATACTTCCAAAAGAAATGGAAATATTAAATATAAATAATTCTTCTAACGTTGAAAATAATAATACTGCGAAAGAAAAAAATAAATTGAATGATGAAAGAACTTGATAAAATGTGGGTCGGTTTAGTTGAAGATAATATAGATCCAGATAGATTGGGTAGAATAAAAGTTAGGGTACAAAGTGTCTTTGATGATATTCCAGTTGAAGATATCCCTTGGGCTCACCCTGTTAAAAGTTTAAGTTCTAGATCATATGAAATGCCAGCTATAGGAAAAATAGTAACCGTTTTTTTTCCCAATGATAATTTATATAAACCATATTATATGTATTCTAGTGTGTATAATGTGAATTTAAGTAAAAAATTATTAGATTTATCCAATGAAGAATATACCAATTTTGTGGCTTTGTTATTTGACCATAAAACTAAAATATATTCAGATGACGAAGAATTAACATTAGATTATTTATATAATAAAATAACTATAGATAATAATAATATTAATATAGAATTAAAAGATAACCAAAGAAGGGTTAATATTGGAACAAAAAAAGCTTCACAACAAGCCGTGTTAGGCAATCATTGGTTTGAGTGGTTTGACAAATTTATCGATCAGTTGGTTAAACCTGATTCATTGATCGGTAACATGAGCGCTCCTATTTTAAAACCAAAATTAGATTTATTATTAGTTGAATATAAAACTTTAAGAGAAACATTTTTATCAGATCATGTCTATTTAGTTGATGATATGAAAGTTGATAAATTAAAAATGGAATATAATAGCCCCATAATGGATGACGGTATTAAAATAAATTCTAAACCTGTGGTTGGCGCAATAACCAATGAAGCTGGAATACCTGATACTAATGTTAACAGTTTATCTGATAAAATAAAAGAACAAAAAACTAAAGAATTAGAAGTTCTTAAAAATTCTATACCTAGTACTGTTTCTAAGGATGTAAACGTTATGGAAGTTGCCGTTGATCCATCCATACCAGACGAATCTATAAATTCGTACACTGAAATATATAAAGAAAAGAAAAATAGCAACGAAGTCATAATACCTAAACAAGTTTATGAACAAACAAAAGAAACCGAATTAAAAGAATCTGGTTTAGATGTTTATGAATATGTGGATGATCAATCTGACGCTAATGATTTGTTCTTAGAACA